CCAGTATCCGTGGCGCGCAGGGGGGGACAGCGATCTGGAGCGCGGCGGCGGATATGAAAATAAGGCCGCAGCCAACGCGCTGTTCAGGGATATCTATCAGACCGTCAAGAACTACAACCCCGCCAAGCTGGTCAACCTCTGCCTGCCCGGCATGACCGGCGTTCAAGGCTCCGTCGGAGGGGAAAACTGGTGTGTCTACGCCGATCTGAACGCCTGCTGCGATACCGCCGCAATCATGAGCTACGGCATGGCGTGGGCGGGTTCCGCGCCCGGCCCCGTCTCGCCCCGAAGCTGGCTGGAGGGCATCTATAACTATGCCGTCCAAGTCATGGACCCGGATAAAATCTTCATGGGGCTGCCCGCTTACGGGTGGAACTGGCGCATCCACGACACGCCCGAAAACCTCGGCATCACCTATCGAGGGGTTTCCAATACCTATTATGCCGCGAAGCTCTGGATGACCGGAGGATATAACTTCACGGACGACGGCCCGCCGCAGCCTATGATCCCGATCATCGCGTATTGGGATGATTATGATAAAGCGCCGTGGGCGCTGCCCCATGTGTACGACTACATGGAAGGCTGGGACGCCGTGTCATGGGAATATCCTCTGCAGCGCGAAACATATAACCGCAGGCGGTATCTCACCGCTTACGGCAAAGAGCAGCGGACGGAATTCGGTACGATTTATTTTGATCGGAACGGAGCGCCGGACGAATACACCGGCAGCGTCGTCGTGACCGAGAACATGGCTTCCTTGGGAGAGGACGGAGAGGCGGAGTATCGCTTCCAGATCGCGCAGTCCGGCGTGTACGATGTGGCCGTGCGGATATGTTACCCGTTCTGGGATAAGAACGCCATCGTGGTTTCGCTGGACGGAACGTCAAAAACCTTTTCGGAAAACCGCCTGTGGTGGCCGTATTGGAGGCGGCTCTGCTGGCTCACTTTTGCCAAAGGCGTCTTTCTTGCGGCGGGCGCTCATACTCTCCGTATTTCTGGAGGCGCGCCCGGCGCGCAGTTTTACGGGTTCCGCGTTTGCGGCGGCTTCTCTGAGGCCCCGAGCGCAGGAGAAGCGGTGTTCGCGCTCTCGCCCCGCAGCTTCAAGGACGTGAACGGCGTGATGGCCGTGCCCGACCGGGGCTTCAAGCTCACCTGCGAGATGCTCCGGAGGAAGCCGGACTCCGCGCTTGTCTGGTACGAGGATTTTCGGGACGAAAATATACTGCCGGAGAGCTATTGGACGGCGCTGGACGGAGAGTGGGACGTCTGGCAGGACCCGGACGATCCCGACAGCCGCCCTTATTCCCAGCTTGAGGGACATGGCAGGCTGGCGTGGAAGTATGACGGTTTTTCGGATGTGCATATCCGGGCGCGGCTGGCGTTTCCGCAGAACGGAAGCGGTCGTGCGGGCGTGTTTTGCGGCGACCTGTTCTGCTGCCTCAATTACGATACCCAGCGCATCGAGCTTTACCAAGGCTCCGCGCTGCGGGGCAGCTACGCCGCCAGCTTCAACAAGACGCCGGACAGCGAGCTTCGCTCCAATCCGAGCATGTATACCATTGAAATGCGCAAGCGCGGCAACACGGTCAGGGTCTATTCCGGTACGAGCTATACCCTGCGCTTTACGGCGATCGTAAACGGTACCGGAGGTTATGCGGGCTACCGCTCGGACAACCGGACGGTATGCGAGCTGCTGCGGCTCGGGGACGCTTGGACGTATGAGCCGTATGAGGCGTTTGATGTGACCATGCCGGACGGCGCTACTAAGGGCTTCGGCAGGATTCCCCGCTCAGGCGTCACGTGGGACGAGGAGTTTCAGGTATTTTCGGTGGGCAGCGACGTGGAGGAGGCAGATACCCGTAGCGAGGACATTTCGCTGGATTATGATTTCTTCCACTCCGACCTGCTCCAGATCGCCTGCGGCGGGGACTATACCGCAAAGGTAGTGCCGAAGGACATCAACGTCTGGATTGCCCGGCTGTTCTTGGGCGACGCGGACGGCTTTTCTATCCTGTATTATCAGGATGTGGACAGCCTCGTATATTGGGCCAATGAAGCCGCCTACCGCTGGAAGCTGCGAGGCATCGCCATCTGGTCGCTTGGGCAGGAGGATATGCGGCTCTGGGAGGCGCTGCCCAAGCGGGTGTAATAACCGTATATCGTAAGGTTTCAAGGACGCTTTGCCGGAAACGGCGGGGCGTTCTTTTTTACGCCGGTTTACGCCGGCGCTATATACAAAAATCCAAATTAAACGGAGGTTTTGACAATGAAAGCGATCTGGAACTGGGTGCAGGCGGCCTTTGCCGCCATTGGCGGTTTTCTCGGCTGGTTCCTCGGCGGTCTGGACGGGTTTCTCTATGCCCTCATCGCGTTTGTGGTCATCGACTATTTGACCGGCGTCATGTGCGCGATTGCGGACAAAAAGCTCTCCAGTGAGATCGGCGCGAAGGGCATCTTCAAAAAGGTGCTCATCTTCGCGCTGGTCGGCGTGGGCCACATTATCGACAGCCAGGTGCTGAGCGACGGCGGCGCGATCCGGACGGCGGTAATCTTTTTCTATTTGAGCAACGAGGGCGTGTCGCTGCTGGAAAACGCGGCCCATATCGGGCTGCCAATTCCCGAGAAGCTCAAATCGATTCTGGAACAGCTGCACGACAGGGATGACGAGAAAGGCGGCGGGTCATGAAGATAACCATCAGAATGACGCGTGATGAAAATATCGCGCAATTCGGATCGCGGCCCGTATCCCTTGATATCGAGGAATATCTCTGCGGGGTGGTTCCCGCCGAAATTTATGAATCGGCGGACATGGACGCGCTCAAGGCGCAGGCCGTGGCCGCGCGAACCTTTGCCGTGAAGCGTGCGACGGCGGGCGTGGTCATGAACGATACGACGGCGTTTCAGGCGTACCGGTACGAGCTGTCGCGCTCCTCCCCGCGAAGCAGGCAGGCGGTCATGGACACCGCCGGGCAGGTTCTCCGCTACGGCGGCGAGATCATCGACTGCTTCTATTCCTCGTCAAACGGCGGGTTGACAAAGCGAAGCGGCGACGTGTGGAGTCGCAATTATCCCTATTATGTGAACAAAACCGACGAATGGGACATCGCCGCCCGAAAGGAAAAGCCCGCCGCCTCCAGTCACGGGGTCGGCTTGTCTCAGGTGGGCGCGATGTGGGCGGCTAAGAACGGCGTGCCGTACAACGAAATACTCGCGTTTTACTACGACGGCGTCGTTATCGCGTCGGATTACGGCACGGGCGGCGGCGTCGGTTTTGAAGGCGCGACAGACGAAGGAGTAAGCCTTATGAATTTGACCGCGAAATATATGACGCGGAACGACTGCTATACGGCGAACCGGAAGATCAAGCCTAAGGGCATCATGGTGCACAGCACGGCCACGCCCGGCGTGATGGCCGCCGCGTGGTTCAGCCGCTGGAACAAGTCCTACAAGGCGGGCGAAACCGACCGGCAGGTCTGCGTTCACGCCTTCTTGGACGATAAGGAAATCTGGCAGTACCTGCCGTGGGATCATCGCGGCTGGCACTGCGGAGGCTCCGGCAACGACACGCATATCGGGTTTGAAATCTGCGAGCCCGCGGGGTTCAAATACTCCGGAGGCGCGACGATGATCGGATACGATGCGGCGAAGCAGGAGCCGTATTTCCGGGCCGCGTGGAACAACGCGGTGGCGCTCTGCGTGTATCTTTGCAAGCTATATGATCTCACCGAGCGGAACATCATCTGCCACAGCGAAGGGCACAAACTGGGCATCGCCAGCAACCACGCGGATGTCATGCACTGGTTTCCTAAACACAATGAATCGATGGACACATTCCGAGTGGCGGTGAAAAAGGCGCTGGGAGATACGCAAACGGCTCCAACGCCCGATCCCGTCCCCGGCACTGGAGCCGACATCGCGATTGGCGATCTGATGGCCTTCAAAGAAGGCGCGGCCAACTACTACCCGGGCGGCGCGAAAGTCCCGCCGTGGGTGATCTCGGATTACTACCACAAGGTAACGCAGATCGCATCGGGCGGCAAGCCGGTGGTCAAAGGCGGCAAAGCCTGCGTGCTGCTGGGCAGGAAGGTCAAGAAGTCTGGCGGCTCCGAGGAAGCGGGCATCAACACCTGGGTGGATAAGGAGGTCTTGTCCAAGGTCGGCGGCAGTCAAGCCGGCGAAGCCTATACCGCCTATACGGTGGCCAAGGGCGATTCCCTTTGGGGCATCGCGCAGAAGATGCTCGGCGGCGGCGCGCGATACCCGGAGATCATGTCCTTGAACGGCCTGTCCTCGACGACGATTCATGCCGGGCAGGTTCTCAAAATCCCAAAGTAACGGCTTAGGGCGGTTCGCTTCGAGCCGGTTTATTTTCTTTTGTAAACGCGCGCCGGTTGAGAAGGAGGCTCAACAAATGAATCGGGAGCAATTTGAACGGGAGAAGAATTATCTGAGCGCGATTTCGATCGCCAAGGCGCTGTTATCCCGGCGGCTCATCACCGCCAAGGAGTACGGTAAAATCGATACGATGCTCATCGATAAATATCGCCCGCTTTTGGGCGGTCTGCGAACCGAAAAACCTTGATTCCCCGGCGTTTCAGAGGTACTATGTGTCCCCACACGAAGGGAGGGACGCATATGCCGTTTTATGAGGAAAGCGCAAGTATCTCGAGGTATGGCGCATCCGCG